GCTGTATTAACGATATCTAAATTGGTATTAGTTTTATCTCCCCATGTACCAGCGTTCTCGCCAGTTGCCATTTTTTCTATACCAAGTGTAGTAAATGATGATGCCATATTTTAATTCCTATTGTTTTACTGATTCTACTCCTATTCGAACAGTTCCATCAGTGTAGTCGTCTCTTCTTCTTCTGCCTATTTGTTCTCCGTTAAATTTTTGAACTTCTTCTTTGTATTTTGCTTCGTACAATTGTAACATATCCATTGGCCCTTTTAAATAGCCATATGCTTCTACTAAGGCAGCATATAATAGACCATTTGGAAAGTTTAAACTAATAAAATTTGTCTCGTTGCTAGAAGCTTCTAGTTTAGAAGGTATAGCATTATAATGAATTTTATATACATATGTAGCATTTGGTATTGGAGACAATAATATTGCTCCTGAAGTTGTGTTTGTATTACCTGTTGCTCCACCTTTCATAGCGTAGTATTTAGGTCTTCCTGTGGCACGTGCGCCATTAAATTCATCTAAAAATGCCACATCTTTTTTCTCTAAAAATATTGGATTATTAAAAGCTGATGTAGAATCAGCAACTTCAACTGCTCTTACAAACAAAGCTCCCGCTGGTACATTTGCATGTTCTTGATTAGCTACTAAATTATCTTGAGTTATTTTTCTATACGCATCACTAGGCACATCTCTAAACATTCTATATTCTGCATTTAATACAATATTTTCTATAACAGCATCAGTTAGCACGGTGCTATTTACTTCTGTGTAACTTCTAATATTTGTTCTTAAATCTGAGTAACTAATTCCTGCCATATTATGCTGTCAATGTTGCTGGACCAGCCGAACAACTATTGCCTCCTCCTGATATATCACCTGTTGTAGCAGTATCTGTGTCTACAGTAAAGTGATAGAAATTTTCTGTGTTTGTAATATTTCCACTTGAATCTCTTTGGCCAACTGTAATAGAGTATCCTGCAGCTTTGGCTAAATTAGATCCTGTAATTCCGTCAAATCCTATTGGGTTTTCAAAACCATCTGGATCAGATGTTGTGTGAATAGGACCTCTAAATCTTACTGTGTCTCCAGTAGATCTACCGTGTCCTTTTTCTGATACATTTATAATTCCAGAACTTGCAGATATAGTTTTAAAAGCATTTGGTATAAGAAGTATTAAAACTTGATTTTCTGTTCTAGCAGGTCTTGCATTAACTAATCCTTGTTCATCTCCATGAAAAGCACTTATCTCTAATTGAGGATGTTTGTCTTCATACTCAGATATATGCACTACAGAACCATTCCATTCTGTAACCATTTCATTATATGGAAACTGCATTCCTGATCTATCTGATATTGCTTTTGAAAATTTTCCTGTAGCCATTATGTTCCTGGGTAAAATACTTTTGGTGTTATGTGAACACTAGTAGAAGAACCATCTTCTGATAATGCTCTAGCTAATTCATCTTCATATAATAATTTCATTTGTTGAACTAACTGTGGGTTAAATTTTTGTGATAAGTAAAAAGCTAGACCAGATACCATACATGGTACAAATCTAAATGGGACGTCAGTTGCATCTGTATAAGTTGTATCTGCGTCTTGTATTCTTTTTACAAAATAAATATGAGCAGCTTTTGCTGCATTACTAGAATCAGCTGTTGGATAAACTGTTACAATTGTTTTCTCTACAAATCTTTGAACAAAATATTTAGAAGGTGTTCCTTTAGATAGTTTATTTGATAAAGCAGAATAAGTTGATCTGTCTATTTTTGTAAGTGCAGAATCTGCTTGATCTACTGCAGTTCTATCTGTTCTTAAAGTTGCTTCAAGAATATCTGCAACACCATAAGTATCTGCAGGATTTGTAACTGCGCTTGTTCCATCTCCAGTAGATCTAAAAAGGATATATTCTGCTTGACCTTCAACTAAATTAATATCAGCTTCTCCTACTTCCCAATAGTGCAAACCTCTATTGCCCCATTCTTGAAACATTATGTTTAAAGAACGTCTTGCTGTTTTTAATTGATATCCAGAGCTTACTTGTGAACCAATACGTTCGTATGCTTCTGCAATTATCTCATCAACTGCGAACGTTTTGTCGAAAGTAACTGTGCCTGAAGTTGTATTGGCCATATGTTACCTTCCTATGTAGGTGTTTTAATAAATTCTGCTATTGCTGTGTACATGTTGCCAGCGTCAGCTGCTGCCGCTACAACAAAATTAATATCACCATTCGTATTAGCATCAGTGCTTGGTGGCAATCCACCAAACTCTCTAAAATCCCAATAGGCTGCGCCGGTTAATCCCAATAAAGGTCTATCCCCGTCAGAGTCTTCAAAATCTAAACGCGCAAACGAATCAAAACCATTTCCTGGTGAACATGAAAACCATATTCTTTGTAAGGTTCCAAGTGATGCGGCGCCATTAACTAATCTAGCTGAAGAATCAAAAAATACTGTTGTGCTGCCGTTTCCGTCTGATTCGACAACTATTTTTAGTGTTACTCGTTTGTCATTTTCTTGTAGGACTTCTGGTCCTGTTACTGTGTCTGCCATTTGTTTCCCTCCTTAATTAAGAAACTGTGGGGCCGAAGCCCCACTTAAGTTATTTATTATTAGCCGTTAGATGTATCTACTGCCATACCAGTAACTCTAATCCATAATTTACCTGCTGTGTAAGCGGCATTAGTTGCTGCTCCTGCAGTTAAATATATGTGTTTTTTAGCTGCTGCTAAATCAGCACCTGCGTCTGCAGTTGCATAGAAACCTAAAGTTAAGTCACCATTGTTAAGTAAGTTTGTTCCACTAGTTACTGCTGCATCTTCTGCATCAGTAGCTGTTGCTGAACAATCTAGATTAATATCTGGATCTCCACCTGTTGGTACTTCTGTACAACCAAATTCAACTAACATTGGTACACCATTAATTTCATGATCTATTTCTGCAATGTATGCATTCGCTGCGTCTGCAGTTCCAATTACATCACCTGCTGATCCACCTGAAGAAGCTCCACCATGTAAATCAATTAAAATTGTAGTAGTAATTGTTCCACCTAGTTTGTCTACAAATGTGTTGATTGCTGCATCAGGAAAACCTGATCCATGTGCTGCTGGTGTGATTGTACCTAATCTTGTTGCTGCTGTACCAAGAGAAGCATTGTTTGCTCCTGTTGATGTTCCAGCTGCTACAATGTTATTTCCTGTTGCTGCTACTTTTTGAATGTCGATACCACCGTCAGAAGCTACTTCTAACTGATCAGTAAAAGCACCTTGTGCATCTTTTGATACAACTTTTAGACCAGATTCTGATCTAACTATTCCGTTAAACGTTGTTGTTGCCATTTTATATTCCTCCTAGAATACATAAATGTAGTCCCTAGGGATGTCGACTGTACGCGTCTACATTTACTTTATTTTATTTAATGTACAGTGTGGTAATTATACAACAGATTTATATAGAGTGCAAGAGATTCTGTAGTGAAAGTGATATTTCAGTGATGTAGCTTTTTACTAAGTAGCTACGGAAACTTGTGGTGCAGAATCGTCTACTTTGTTAACATGCTGTGCTAACTCAGCTTCTTTCATCTTAATGTCAGATATTACTTGTCTAACTTTATGATCTATTCTGACCATATCAAGGGTATATCTTCCCTCGTTAAGATGCTCCTGCTCCCAACTCAACTCCAAGGACCTTTTTTGTTTGTATAGGTCTTGTAAGTTTATCATCGTTAATCTCCTCAAAGGTTAACCATTTTTTATTCAAACTATAAAAGTTTGATTTCTCCCAATTAATATCATTTTTTCCTAGTTTGTCAAGTATAGCATTTTCTAGTTCTTGAGAACTATCATTAGCCATAACTTTGAACTCGGTTATGTAGCCGTAGGCAGTGATTTTAATTAAGAATTTTTTCATTGAGTTTTATATGTTGCAAAAAAAATGAGGCGGTTTTAAGGCCGCCTCACAATTATTTATTTAGACTACGCTGCTCCTGGTGATCCGAAGATACCTCTAGGGTCTGAGAATCCAAATGAATATCTCTCTCTAGCTTTGTATCTAACGTTTCCAGTTTCGAAGTCGCCTTCCATCGAAGTTTTTACTGGTGCTCTAACAAACATTTTCAGTCCATTAGGTACATCAGTTTTGATGAAAAACGCATCTGTGTCAGTCAAGTAATGATTAACCACATAACCTTGTGGAATCATTCCCATGCTGCCAACTGCGTTGATGTCATTGTCAGCCGTTCCAGTTCTACCTTGAGATTTCATTAATCTCTCAGCTGTGAATTGAAGCGCAGAAGGAATTATCATTTTAACTCCCTTTGCTGCAATTTTTAGTCCTCTTTCGTCAGTCATTGCTGCGATATCAATTAACGACTGCTCTAACGATGTTTCGTTAAGATCAGCTGCAGTTGATAGTTCATTTTTGAACGTTCCAGCAACGATTGGGTGAACAGCAGAACAAAGTTCTACTCCATCACCGCCTGTGAAAGATGAGCTAAACGCGTTGTTTAACACATTTGCTGCTTTAACTTGTTTCGCGTTAGCCATAGATCTAGCTAATGCTTTTGTATATCTAGACGCAAGTCTGTCATACAAATTGTCTTCAATCGCTTCTTCAGTGATTGAGAACGCTAAAGCAAGCGTTTCGTGAGTGTATCTAGCAGTGAAAGATTCCTGTGCTGTATCGTAGTTTACGCTTGAACCTTCAGGTTTAACTGAAGCGTTTGCGAAGCCACTTAACATTACTTCTTCTTCGAAAGCCCTGTCAGAATTTTCTACATCGAAAATCTGAGTGTGCTCATCTGCATAGTTCTTATATTCCAGGCCGAATAGTGCATTCAAACCTGGCTCTAGTTCTTTAACTAGTTGTGCTCTTGATATTGCCATAATAATACTCCTATTCTATTATACGCCTGTTGTTAATTTAAAGACATGTTCACCAGTGTTGAACACAACATATGCATTTGCATTTGCTGTAGCTTCGTCACTGTTGTCCGGGTCTTTTGATATACCGATTTGTTTAAAACCGCCTGATGTGCCTGAAGAAGACGTGTCTAACTCAGAAGTCGATTGACCAGTAATAGCAGATCCTGCTACTCCTGTAAAATCAAAAGCTGAATTATTCATCGCCGCTGTTCCAGTACCATCATGTTGTACTTCATAAATGATATTTGGATCTGCATGCACTGTAGCTACTATATCCGCTGCCGCTACTTGTGTATAGGACGCTTTAAACGTAGGTTTACTTGTTGTGGGGTCAGTAAAAAAACAACCACCGAATACACCCAATTGTTGTGTGTCTCCCGCTGCTGCTGGTTCAATA